AACCGGTGCTACAATTAGATTATTAAAGACACCGGCTAATTGGTATCATTTTAATAGTGGCGGAACAGCTACGACTGGTGATATAAAAGGTGGGGGATGGAACTTATCTTCTGGACCCGCAACCTTAAAAACGATAGGACCACAATAATATGGCATATCTTTTAGCAAATTTAGAAGACGATCTTAAAAATTACACAGAAGTAGGCAGCAATGTTTTTACTTCGGCTGTTATGAATAAATTTATAACAAATGCTGAGATGAGAATATATAGAGCTTTTGATGCTGATTTAGAAAGATTCTATGCAACATCTAACTGTGTTATTGGAAATAGATATGTAACTATTCCTCAAGATTTAAGAGTTATAAGATATGTTCAATTAAAAGATGATGACGGTAACCAAACTTTTTTAGAACAAAGAGATCCGAGTTTTATGGCAGAATATTATGCTACACCCGGGTCTTCTTCAACTAGTATACCTAAATATTATGGGAATTGGGATGAAGAATATTGGGTAATAGCTCCCACACCAGATACAGCCTATGAAATTACTTTGGCTTATAACAAAGAGCCAACTAGTTTAACAAACACTACAACACCCGCTGCCGCTCCAGCGGCTACAAATGGAACTTATTTATCTAATAAATATCAGGACTTGCTTTTATATGCATCTCTAGTAAATGCATATGGATACTTGAAAGGTCCGATGGATATGTTACAATACTATGATAAAGCTTATACAGAAGCTTTAGAAACGTACGCGAGAGAACAATTAGGTCGTAGACGCAGAAACGAATATCAAGATGGGGTTATTCGTCTTCCAATTAAATCTGAATCACCATCAACTTATTAAGGAGATAAAAAAATATGGCAAACGTAATACCTTATTCCTTTCGTGGAGAGTTATTCACTGGAACACATAATTTTGCTTCAGGCGGAGATGCTTTTAAATTAGCTTTATACACTGCAAGCCCTTACACTACAGCAAGTACTGTCTATAGTGCAACAAGTGAAGTAAGTGCTTCTGGAACAGCTTATACAACAACTGGAAATACCTTAACAGGTAATGCAGTTGCATATGGCACAGCAGTAGCTACTTGTGATTTTGCGGACACGGAGTGGACCTCAGCTACTTTTACAGCAGCTTTTGGAGCAATTTATAATGACGATCAAAGTGATAAATTATGTGTTGTGTTAGATTTCGGAGGAAATAAAACTTGTACTAATGGTACATTTAAAATTACTTTCCCTGATCCATCGACACCGGCCGATGCTATCATAAGCATGAGTTAATAGGAGAATAAAAAATGGCTTTAGTTTTAAACGACAGAGTTAGAGAAACTAGTACTACTTCAGGAACCGGAACTTTAAGTTTAGCGGGAGCGGTAACCGGTTGGCAAACTTTTGTTGCAGGAATTGCAACTGGGAATACAACTTATTATGCAATTCATGAAGAAGGAACAGCTAATTGGGAAGTTGGAGTTGGTACTGTAACTGATGCAACGCCCGATACACTTTCTAGAGACACTATTTTAACAAGTTCTAATTCAGGATCAGCAGTGACTTTTGCTGGTGGTACTTTAAATGTATTTTGTACATTGCCGGCTGCTAAATCCGTTTATGAAGATGGAAGCAGTAACGTAACTTTACCAGCAGATTTAACTATTGGGGCATTATTAAAAATGCCGGATGTTACAGCAGGAAAAATTTTAATAGGAGACGGTACATCTTATCAAGAAGATGCTATGTCAGGGGACGCAACTATTGCTACAGGCGGAGCAGTAACACTGGCTAATACAGCAGTATCAGCAGGGTCGTATACTACTGCAGATATAACAGTTGATGCAAAAGGAAGATTAACATCAGCTTCGACGGGATCGGGAGGAGCAACTAACGGATTTGTGATTGCAATGTCGATCGCACTCTAGTATAAGGAAAATATGGCACAGAATTTTAGAAACTATTTAATACAAAACACAGGAACAGTAGCAGTAGACCTTTTAGGAGGTGCTATCGGTGCTGGTACTTATGATTGTGTGATAAGTTTAAGATTAGCGAATACAACAACAAGTACTATTTCTGTAGACGTCTATATTAAAGACACCAATAATTATTATTTAATTAAAAATGCGCCCATAGTAAGCGGCGGATCATTAGAATTAATGGATGGGGGTAGTAAAGTAGTTTTACAAGCGGGACAACAACTTTATGGTATTTCCGATACAGCTTCATCTTTAGATACGGTAGTAAGTGTAGTTGATCAAATTAGTACGTAAGGAGGAATCATGGCTTATTTAGGAAACGCTCCAAAAAATAATTTACTTACCATGAACTCTTCGCAGTACAATGGTAATAATTCAGATACAGATTTTACTCTTACACAGGCCGTAGGAAATACAAACGAAATTGAAGTTTTTGTTGGAAACGTCCGTCAGGACCCCAACTCAGCATATTCAGTCACAGGTGGAACAACTTTAGCTTTTACCGCAGCACCCCCAACAGGAACCAATAATATTTATGTAGTCTACATCGGTAAAGCTGTGGGTACTACAACTCCCGGTTCAAGTTCAATTGAATACGGAATGATAAAATCAATCAACGGTGGTTATGAAAACTTAGCAACCATATCAACTGCAATCACAGTTGGAGCATCAGATAATATGATGCTATGTGGTCCGGTATCTTTTACTGGCACTGTTACAGTAAGTGGAACGTTAACGGTAGTATAATGGCAACTTTATTTGTAGATAAAATAGACCCGCAATCAGGAACAGCTTTAGAGATAGGTAGTTCTGGGGATACTATTACTACTGCAACAGGAGCTAAACCAAGTTTTCTATATCCAGCTTTTGATGCTTATATTACTAGCAATCAAACTATAAGTAGTGGAACACAAACAAAAGCAACATTTGACAATGAAGTTCTTGATACAGATAGTTGCTATGATGCTAGTACAAATTACAGATTTACTCCAACAGTAGCTGGTAAATATTATATCTATTTAAATTTAGGTATTAATGGTGGTGCTGCTGGAAGATTATTTTCTGCTTATGGATATATTTTTAAAAATGGTTCAGAAGTTACAAAATATCATTTGAATACTCAAAACGAAAATATTTATTTTGCCAATATGCCTGTTTTTGTAATAGTAGATATGAATGGTTCATCTGACTACATAGAAGCGTATGGCGAAGCAAATGTCACAACTGGAAGTCCAAACTTTCAAAGTGGTGCTTTCAGTAGATTTGGTGCATACAGGATAGGAACATAATATGGGAACAATTAAAACAACAAACATAGAATCGATATCTGGATCAGGAACAGTGACGATGGGTACGTCTGGTGAAACGATTGCTTTAGGTTCAGGTGTTACTGTTACAGGTAATGGTTTAGTTGGAATTACAGTAGCTGACCAATGGAGATTAACAACGAATTTTACTGGGGATGTTGATCCTATATCATCTAATTTAGAAAGAGTTGATACTGCTGGACAAGGAACTTTAGGAAGTGCTATGACAGAAAGTTCTGGTGTTTTTTCTTTTCCATCAACTGGAATATATCTTGTACAATTTAATCATATGGTACAATTCAAAGATGGAAATGCTTTATACGGAACAGGCGCAATTCAAGTTACTACAAATGACTCAAGTTATACTGTAGTTGCTCAAATGGAAAGAAATGGTTTCGATGAAGGTTATGATACTAGAAGTGGACTTAGTTTAATAGATGTTACAGATATAGCGAATGTTAAAGTTAGTTTTAAAACACTTAATATGGCAACTAATGACATAACAATAGGGCAAACTACTAGAAATGACACATGTTTTACATTTATAAGATTAGGAGATACATAAAATGGATAGAGATTATTTTCAAGAAGCACTAGGAACATTTAATGTTGGAAAACATCAATGGTATGGTTGGAGAAAAACTGATGATGATGGAAATAAAATTCCTAACGATCAAAGAATGCAATACCAACACATTAAAATTATAAAAGATGGTGCAACTATGCCAACTGAAGCAGAAGTAAATGCAAAGATACAAGAATTAAAAGATGCTGAACAAGCAGCAATAGATAAAAAAGCATCTGGTAAACAGAAGCTAAAAGATTTAGGATTAGACGACGACGAAATTAAAGCATTAATGGGAGCATAATGGGATCAATTATTAAAGTAAACGAATATAAAGATTTTAACAACAACGCTATCATGACGAGTGATGGTGCTGGGGTTGTTACACCTAATGCGGATGGTTTAAAAAATGTTCCAGCATTTGAAGCATATAATAGTTCAGTACAAGGAAGTTTAACAAGTGGTGCTGCTACTAAAATTCAAGCTAATACAGAAAGATTTGATACAGGTGGTTGCTACGATAACTCAACTAATTATCGTTTTACTCCAACGGTAGCTGGTAAATATTTTTTTTATGTAAACGCAGATATATATTCTGAATCTACTCCAACAGCATATATGTTTAAAGCTGCAATCTATAAAAATGGATCAAATTTTATTGTATCAACAAGAAATATAACAACTACAGGCTCTAATTGGGAGCAACAAAATACAACTAATGTAGCTTCAACAATTGATATGAATGGAACTACCGATTATCTCGAAGGATATGCAATTGTAACAACAAATTCAGGAACCTGGGCTATTAATGCTTATGGTTATACATTTATCGGAGCATATAGGATTATAGGAGCATAGATTATGGCATTAAGTAAAATAGACATAGCAAACATGTTAACAGGTATAACACCCGTAGCTAAT